CTCCAATTGCACTGAATTCCTTAACAATCGCAAACACATCGCGATCGTTCGCCCCAGGGTTATCCAGCAGGGTGGTGGCTTCATATCCCATCTCCCTAGCCACCGTTGCCACCACCGGAGACGAAAATCTATAGCCAGAATACCAAGGCAACTCAAAATCCAATACATTTCCTTGCACCGGGTTGGAAATTTGACAGCCGCTCCAGCTTGAGTCATGATCTGCATCGAAATCGTGGACACCGTTGGGATCTCGATCGTAGAGTTGCAAAATTGGGTCAGAGACCTCGATTGCATTGCCACGAGCCACGGTCATTGAAGTCGAAGACCATTGCTGCCCATTACCAATAACTGCTGGAAGTAGTTTAGTTCTGTATGATCCTCGCCAACCAGCATAGCAATAAAATATCAAAGCATGCGGTGTAAACGGACCACGAAATACTCCACCAGAAACATTCGGATAGGGGACGTCCGGCATGTAAGGGTAGGCATTTCCAGAAAAATAGATTGAGGCAAATTTATCAATGGGTATGGTAGAATTGATCATGATAGAACGTCTGAGAGTGTATCGCTTAAGTATAGTACGCCATGATTTCACACATTCTCCTGCTGTGAAAACTCTCATAGTTTGTGGGAGCTCGCTTCCACCAACCGTTCCTAAATCACTCGTTTCTTCTGCGGCGTTCTGCACACCTTGATCAACATCACCCAGCGCTCCCGTTTGTGGTTGTAGACCAGTGTCATCATTCTCCTCTGCTTGTCTAGGTGGGGGTGGAGGATTTGGTTGGATGCGCATAGTCAAGTTCTTCAAATTATCTGAACTTGGTGACCATACTTCCATGTCATCTGATGAAGAATGAACCATAATTGTTATTGGACTGGTATTATCACCAGACGAAACTAATGGATTCAGCACATAACATGTTAGTACTCCATTATCGACACCACTCACTGCTTGAATAGGCAAACCAGCAGTAAACATTCCTGATTCACCTGTTCTCATTGGATTGGGAACATCAAGCGCCGTATAATTAGATCCCCAGCCAATAGTAATGGAAAAATCTCTCTCTTTTGCAATATCTACCACTTTAGAATAGGTGACGTTGCTCTCAGGAGGTGTGGCTTGAGGATCTGATGGCGGTGTTGTAGGTTCCCAGACAAATAGTAATCTGCCTTTATGATAACCAGATGCCACCACAGAAAACCGATAGGTCATGGATCCACGCCAATATTTGAAAGGTAATGCACACAAAGCTGTTGTAGTGAGTGCATAACCTGGGGAAGAACCCAGATAACTATCTCTCCTATAAACCATGGGATTGACTCTCACCGAAAATAATGCTTGATTAAATATTGAAGTAAAACTCCAAGTAAAATTAGCAAATAAAACCGGTTTCTTCATCAAATAGTCAAAATCCATCTCATCTTGGGAACCAAGTCCAACCGTCCGAGGATCAATGGTCACTTCCTGTTTGCTAGTAAAAGCTAAGGTAGTTGCCGTATCTTCCTGATCAGTTGATGCAAGATCACCAGTTTGCCATACTTTCATGACTTTGGGTGCAATGATATTCCTAGGTCTGGAGTATCCAAACATTTTTGCTATAGAACCAACGGTTGAAGCGGCCATTTGTGTGGCCATCGCGTAAGGTCCAATCATAGGTGCCTTGGCCATTTTACCAGCCAAAGCAGCCACCACATTAGCTGGTCTTGAAATAGGGCCAGAGCCGTATTCATCACCTGCTTGGGGAACCAGTCCTGCCATAGGAACTTGAGTGGGAGTAGACAAAGAAATGTCAGTCACCCAAGCATAGACTTGAACTGATACCGATTGTGTGTTTGATTGAGCATGTTGCAAACCAACGGGACTATAGATCCACATATTGCCTAAGCTGTCTGGGTTGTCGGTGTTCAAATTAAAATGATCACTTGGCCAGAAAAAGGGTAATACCATCTCACCAGCTTGTGAGGTACTAGGATCTAACCAAATATGAGGCTTCATGGTGGCTCTAGGATAGTCCAACCAATTAGTATCTTGGCTCACAAAACTGTTATTTGTAAACGGAGTGTATGAGGCGAAGGCTCTGCCCCAATAGAAAGAATTCCCATTGAGAATGAATTTCACATGTAGTTTACCCCGAAAATTCTTAAAATTATTGAGACGATTTGAAACACGCTTGTTTCGCATCCATAAACTCCAGATATTCAATCCTGCAACATTCAAACCTTGACCCACTGCCCAAGTAGACGTTGCTATTTTGACAGGTCTAGCGAAAAATTCTTCCAGAGATTCAACATTTTGTGACGTCTGCATTCTAGTTTCATCATTAATCTCACTTTCTACCACACAGGTATAATTAGGGTCAGATTCGAAAAATTGCGTAATTTGTTCTTTTTGTTCTGATTCACCGTAAGACTCATAGCAGAATTGTCCTGCTTGAGGCTCCAGTGTCGCATCATCCAATGCTAACCGATTCTTGTCGGCTACGTACGAGGGATCCAAAATTGTCTGCATGCAAGGATCTGAGCACTCTCTATCATTTTCGTTAACATATACTTTTTCACGGAATACGCTCGTTAAGCTATACTCCAACGTAGGCAATTCTTAGTTGTTCCACTGCTGTTAGGATAGCAGCGTGGCCAAGCGCCAAATTCAAGTGTAAGTTCGCCTCGGGTTCATTACCGACTAGGTCGGGTGTAACCCACACTGAAAAATTATCTGGCGTGACCAAAATGCACGTCATATCAGGTTGTAGGAAAGACCAGATATAATCTTTCACCTCTTCAGGAAGAGGCAATGGGATTTCTCTGTCCTCTCGATGGACATGACGGAAATGGTTGAGATGGAAACTTTCGCGCGTTCCCGTCCCAAATGCAATACAGGTGCGTTCCACACTGTTCATTGCGTAGTGCAACCCGGCCAAGAGATGTGCTCTTCTTAGTTCTCTTCCTGTGAATTGAACTCTCTTAGCTCTCAGGTTGTTACCAAAATTGTTGAGTCTAAAATCATTGTCCCATAATTGCTCTAGATTTGTCTCGTCATCATCGACGGACCAAATTCTATAATCGATTTCACGGTTTGTCAATACCATGTCGTCAATTGCTAAGCGATTTGCATGTGGAACTCTGCTGTTGTAGATCTCAACTTCTTCAATTGAAAGAACTCCTCCCTCCGGAGTCAAGTTCCCTCCTTCCAAAATAATCTGAGCTTTCTCATAGCAACACTTACTGCCATAATATCTCTCTTGGATTTTTTCTGGGGTTGGGGGATCGTAATAGTTTCCAATTTTGTATCCTCCAGCATCTTTTTCTTCTCTGAAATCTTCAAACATGTCATAATACTTCTGGTAGACCTCTTCACCATGCAAATAAAATTCAAATAAAGCTTGTTGCATATTGCCCGACATAATCTGGGCTTCTGTTTCATCGCAATTCTTTGGAATTTTCTTGCTCAGCAATAAGGATCTGAAGATGGATTCTATACTCAAAGTCCCCACACGTTTGTGAAGTTGGGGATGAATGCAAAATGTTCGTTTTAGGAAAGAAATTTCATCCAACGGTTTAAAAGGTACCGTTGAAATCTGTTTGTTGGCATCTGTATAATCTACACCGATGCGGGCCAATTCCTGTCCAACTGAAATCATATTGAAGCATTCTTCATCAGGATGCACTTCAAAGCTGTTGTCATCGCCATACGTGATCAAAGCAACTCTCTCATGAAATAGGGGTATCGTGAATAGGGTCAACTTCGTATTCAGTCTTTTCTCGTGCATGGCATAATAGGCATATCTCATGTAGAGACTGTTGCCTAAGCCATTGATCACAACAGTCAAGGGATGTCCCGAAGGATTAGTCCCGAAGACTTTTGCGATCATTCCATCAACTTCATAGATTGGGTATGTGCACTCAGTTGCTAAGCCATCAAATAGAGACAGCATCTCATCGTCGAATCCACACTCAACTAGACACATGCGGAGCACTTCAAAAGCGCCCAGGCTGAAGTCAGGTCGCATCTTTTGATCGTAGGCTGAAAAATCTCCATCTCCACACCTTTGACCATTGGAAAAGCGGCTCAAATATTGTGCCAAGTATTCCCAATCTCTTCCTGCAGCATCTACACCAACTGCACTTTCAAATTCTGAAGGGAAGTACGTCATGGAATTGATGAGGGTAAGGGTCAACATTCGAGATATAATGACCAAAGCCACTGGCGCACCCGAGAAGATCCGGATCTTGTTTTCTGCAGCTTTCTTGAAAGATATAGCTGCATCTTTGCAATTCGTTTTAAAAACCACATTAGAGCGATCTCCATCCAACCAACATTGCATAGTGAATTCGACTTCCGCCTCAACATCCGCTTTATCTTTGTCAAATACCAATTCATAAACCAATTCTGAAGTACCGTCGTCATTGAGTTTTTCACGGACGTACCTGGCTGTTTTAAGGCCAAGTTCCTCCTTGAGCTCACAATCCAATATAAATTTCCATTTTGGACCGGAGAGTGGGTAACTCATTGAAGTTTTAGGGTTGACGGGTTCGATCCCTTTTACAGCTGGTACGCCGTTAAGGGCGTTGTCAAAAGTTAAAGGATGTACAAATTCTTTGAATCGGCTTTTCTCATTGAACACTTGTCTCTTCAGTTTTGCCATCAAATCTTGTTTGGCCAAAGCCATGATTCGAGGATTAACATCGGGAAGTATTTCTGATGATTTGTCGAGATGTCTGTGACGAGAAGGGCGCACTGCCTTGCGTGTCGGAGCGGTATCTTTGAGTTCAATACCACGATCTATCAATTTGGCCTGCAACATAGAGGGTTTAATATCTGTGTTGAAGCGAGATTGGGGTAATTTGTGTTGCCCATAGACCTCGATGTTGTGTTTCTTCTCTGTTTCCAAAAAATGGATTGGATTGAAATCATGAACAACTGGATTGACAGTGGTGTCAATACCATATGTACTGTCGCGCAAAGGTGTTGTTTCTTTCACGTTGACCATAGATTCCTTCCGAGAAGCTTTCATTGCGCTTGCACTCAGCAAAACGCAGGCTCCTTCTTTTGTTGTGGGGTCTCCAGCTGCGTGCATACCAATCAGAACAGGATTTCTACCCGCGGTGAATACCATCGATCCACACATTCCTTGGTGTGTTTCTGCATGATACGTAAATCCGGGGTATTGTCCGATTCCATTCACGGTGCACATTTTAACTTCCTTGATCGTCGAGGATAGTTTATATGCTGAGGGTGTCACATATTCCTCGGGAGGATTTAAAATGACACTCTTGTGAACGTGGTACACAAAAAGAGGAGTTCCTGGCTTCAGATCTTTCAACTCCAAAGTTTCTTGCATGTAGGCTTGAAAATTCGCCGTGTCACCACCCGAAGGTAGGTTCACAATGGTTGCGTCAGTTCCAAACACAGGGCGCATGTTAGCTTCATTTACTAATCCACTGAATTGCTTTATTCCAGCACTCGGGTGGGTTTTCATATTCACTTTGTACGTCCTGTCTGGTTTGAACGTGTGGTTAACAAACAACCATTCTGTTCCTCCAATTGGGAAGGCGTTACACCACTCAGGTTCACCAAATACAATATCAAGTTTCTCGTCGAATTCTTGAACAATTGCAATATGGAGATTTCGATCAACTTTTGCCTCCAGTTGGTCTAATGTCGATGATTTGGACGCTTCTGGATAAGTGGCTACATTCGAATAAATCCGCTTGTATTTATCATCTCGTTCGATCAGAGTTCTTGGAACTTTTGCTGCTGATTCAATACGAGAGATGATCGCACCCTCTGAGGTATATGTTTGGGGTGGTTTTGGACTAAAAAGTTGATGAATCGCAAGACCCGTGAGCCCCAAGGCTCCCAAAGTCAACAATCCAGCCGTAACTGGATCTCTTTCAACTTTTTTCCGCATTTCGCGGAGCAAATCTGAGAC